GCCGCACAACGCGCCGACGAGGGCGTTCTGTTTGATGATCTTGTCCAGATCGGGGATCAGGACGGCTCAAACGTGGGTGGGCTGTTTAAAAGCGTTCTTGACGATCAGGAGTTTTATGTAAAAGCGCCCGACACGGAACTAATGGCAAAAGTCGAAGTGTTAAGTTCAAAGCTGTATCAGGCGGCGGGCGTAAAAGTTGCTGATGTTAACCTTATGAAGGTCAAGGGTAAGATTGGCGGCAGAGATGTTGACCGCGTGGGCGTGGCAAGCCGTATCGAAAAAATAGACGATATTGATACGGGCGACATGGGCGCTCTATCAGGGGCCAAGGAAGGTTTCGCCGCAGACGCTTGGCTTGCGAATTGGGATGTTATTGGCAACGGTGGGCCGAAACAATTAAATTTAAAAAAGATGGCTGACGGGTCGAGTTTTAGGATCGACACGGGCGGGACGTTGTTTTTCAGAGCGCAGGGCGGGCGTAAAACCTTCTCAGGCTCAGACATTCCAGAACTGGATAGCTTGCGGTTTAACGAGGTTAATTCGGGCAAGGTCTTTGGCGATATTAACGAAGACCAGATTGTTGCGGGCGTTGCCCGTATTGTGGCGATTAGCGATGATGATATTCGCAGGCTTGTCAGCGATGTTATGGGCGATGACGCGGATGACTTGGCAGAGGTTCTGATAGGCCGTAGGGACGTTCTACAGCGCACCTATGCCAAGCAGCTAAAGAAATACAACAAAGCGGCAGAAGGCTTGCCCAAGCTGCGCATAACACAGCCAGAAGAAAACTTAATTAAAGAAAGTCGGATTAACGGGTACATCTTGCCGTCTGATAAGGGCGACATTGAGGACCATGAAATTAGGGCAAACTTTTTAAAGCGAAAGGGCGACAATGTAACACAGTTAAATTTGCGTTTGCGCCCCGCCGCAATGAAAAGATTGGAAGAAACGATAGATGTAAGTGCATCGAAGCCGTCATTGCCCGACATAAGTATGTCAGGGGTTAATGCCGACATCAAGACGGGCATTAAGGGGATAATGTCCAGAGGCTTAAAAGGCGAGGCTTTTCTTGACAAGGATTTCGCCCGCGCCAAGGACGCGATTGACGCTATAGAAGCCAAGCAAAAAGAACTAAAAAAGCTACTGTCTGAAAAGAAAGTTTCGCAAAATGCTGTAGACGATTTTGACGATGCAATGGAATATCCGCTGACAGTTTATAAGGGGTTTTTAAAAGATTATAAGGTTGGCGATGTAATGAAAGATTTGGATGTTTTGTTTGGCAAAAAGTTTGTCGACTTTTCAGACATTGCTCAAATTCGCCCTGCCGTTATTAAAAAATCTAAAGAAATCGTTTGGGAAAATAAGGGAACGGTTAAATATTATCAGTCATCTTTTGTCGATAGTTTCCCAGAACAATCAGGTGGAAAATTTGAAGGCTTGGGAACTGTTTACGAAACAAAGGTTGATGGGGTGCGAATAAGGTATTTCCCAGAAGATGCTTCTGGCTCCCAAGCTGCCGCTATGGGTCGAATGGAAATAGAAATTGACGGGGCAAATGCGGCGGCGGTCAAGAAGGGGATTGATGCGTTAGAGGGGCTAGGAATTGATGCGTCAAGAGCAAGCGCAATGGACCGCGAGGAACTTTACTTAACAAAGCTGTTTTATCATTTCAGTGGCGCGTTTCAAAACGACGAACGCAGCTTTGATCGCGTAGTCCGCTTTAAAGATAAGATGGAAAAAATTAACAAACTTGGATCGCAAACGGCAAGGGTAAAGGCGTTAAAGAAAGAGGCTTCAAAAGCCGCCAAGGTGGATGATATAACAGCGCTTCCTACATACAACCCGATTGGGGAATATCAGGAATTTGGACACGGTAAAGCGCTACAGTTAAACCCCGCCTTTGTGGGCAAGGAATGGGAAGAATTTACGGATGAAACTTTTGTTTATCACGATCTTGAATATGGCAAAGGTCGCGGAACGCAAGTGGAAAGTTTTAAAAATATAATTGGCGGTGGCGGTCAATTGGCCTCAACTACGGACAGGGTGCGGCGGGGGATTCCATTTGGAGAGGGCGGTTCAGAAAAAAGAGATTTTAAGACTGGTGGAGCAAGTTATGTGTTTTGCAGATTAAAAGCAAAAGGTCGAATAGGTAGGGAAGAAGGACTTGTTTGGAACACAAAAAAGCACATACGGCGGCTTGATGCTATGTCTTACAGCGATGATTATTACGGGTCGCAAAGGTTTTCAACAGGAGTGGGTGCGCGCTCTAAGTCTGACAAGTTGGAAGATTGGGACGTTTCGCTGCAAGAAAGGGCGGTTGATTTAAATGGGTTTAAGGATCACAGGGATGAAAACCGTGGTGGAAATAATGAAATTATATTTAAAGACGGTTTGTCTTTGTTTGAGGACTTGAGGTTTTTTATCGTGCGACCCGATGAAAAAAAAGACGTAATAGATTTCTTAAAGGAAAAGGGTTATAAAAAATGGCCCGATGGTCGTGAACTTGATGAAGTAATTGTAACCTACACGGATGTGAGAAATCTCAAAGATAATGGATCGTTTTAATGGCTTCATCTGAAATTATAGAAATTCTAAAAAGCGATGGTTTCATTTACTGCGATCAAATGGTTTTGACTAACTTTGTATCCAGAGGCAATGACCATATTTTAATGTTTGGGACATGGTTTGATACTGAAAGGTCAGGCTATGGGAATGAGCGGAGAGTGTACGGGAAAACATTCAAGCGATACGGAATATCGGATGAGTTTATAATGTGGGATTTGGGGGATTTGACCTTAAAGTATTTCGGAACAAAAGACAGACCTAATGAATCCCTGTGGGGAACCTTTGGCAAAGTGCAGGCCGTCAAAAAGCGCCTTAATTATGATTTCGACGCGGCTCAGAAAAACATCATGCAAAAGTTTGAGAATTTCTAACCGCGCCGTTGTGCTGATTGTAGCGATGTGGTTTAAAGGTTGGGGGGCGTTAATCGCGGTTTGCTGCGTTGGGTAAAGCTACCAAAATGCGCCACATTTTTTAACTTTAATCAGCGTCCCCACGAAATTCATTCTTCAGACTCGTCGTAAACTGATAAACGCATAATTCGTGCGAACAAGGTCGGGTCATTTAAAGTCATTTGGCGTGGCTCGCAGAACTGATAGCAACTGCACATTCCGAACCAAGCCTCGCCATGTTCCAGTGCTGCTTTTATAGCGGCTTCTGCTTCGGTTTCTTCGTTACCGATTTCGAAATTAAGATAAACAAATTTTATAATCTGATCTTTTTCAACATGGGCAATTGCCCAACCTGCACCGTGATAGATTTCACTTTCTGTTTCATTGAGGTCAATTGCCTCGCAAGCTGTAGCTTGAAAAATACGATCTTCAAACATTAGCTTGTCCCCTTCGCGTTTTTTTCGTCAAAAAAGGCATGACCGCGAAACTCGTTTAGTTGTTGAATTGCACTTTTTAAATCACCGCATACTTTCGTTTTCCGCGCACCGTTAACCATTACCCTGACCTTGTATTTATCGTCAGAAATTTTCTTCACCCCACGCGGTATAAATTCGAAACTATCATCTTGCATTTGAACTTCAGACATTGCCATTTTCCTGTTCTTTGATTTGGTTATTGTTTAAGTTTTCAATAAATTCTGCAATAACATTATTCTTTCCACCGCCACGCATTGCCTTCGTGTTCGATCATCAGAGCCAACATCTGCTTTTCTAGCTTGCTTTTTTTGCGGATCAGACGATGCTTCAAGCGCGTGTTTGCGTGTGTGTACTCGACCCTAAAAAAGCGGTGACGAGGGCCGTCTTTAAAGCCCCCATAAAGTGTACCGTCAGACCCCTCGAAGTCAGCGCGAGTAAAAAACTCACGCCCATTCATTAACTCCCCCAAGGTTCTGCCGTCATATATCTTTAAAAGTTTCATTTTGCTTTCCTTTAAAACCAATATTTTTTTGCGGCACATTGCACGTTTTTCTGTTCGGCAAGCCATACGGGGATGTAAAGGCAATCAAACCCGTCACGCACTTGAGACACAGGCAAAATATCCTCTTGACCGTTGTGTGAAATAACGGCGATTGCCTTGTCGCTAATTTGTTTAATTTCACGGGGCTTTGCTTTGTAGAATGGTCGTTTTTTCATTTTGCTTTTCCTTTGCTTGGGTCGGTTCTTTGGATGTCAGCCCCGCAGGGCTGTCCACCAAAAAATCAATGTTAAGCTGCGCTCTCAAAGTAGCGCACATCAGCCAGTGTTGTGGCGGGGTCTACTTCGATGCTTTCAACCGAATAAGTGGTTGTGGGTTCTTTGCCGAATTGCTTGCAAGTTTCTTCATGCGCATCAGTGAAAAACATCTTCATTTCGTGGGCATCGCCAACGCAGCGGTAAGCCTCAACAAATCGCGGCTTGTCGGGGTCAACGCCGTTGATCCGAAACTCTGCGGCAGACGCGGGATCAAACTTTTCCAGTTTTTTAAGGATGTAAAAGGTTATCATGACGCTTCCTTTGCAAGCAATTCTTTTGTGGCTTCAACAATTTTGCTTTCGATTATTTCGATTGCGGCCTCTACATTGCTAGTATCAAGGTCATTACATTTCATGAAATCTAATGAGGCATAAAGGGCGGTCAGTGTTTCGCGCTCAAATTGGGTAAGTGGGTTGTTCATTTGTTTGTTCTTTCGTTTGGGTTTCTGTTTATATAAATTAATATAGTATGCTTAGAGCATAAAGTAAAGATATAAATTTACAAAAAGTAATAAAAGATGTCGGGTCACATCCCAGAAAGGTAGAACACGAAGGATGCCCCGACTGCCAGTGTTTTTTGGTAAATGATTAACCCTGCCCACTACTGGCTTGGACAATTGATTAGCTTGATTTCACCTCAAGTGCCTTTGGCCTTCTCTTTGGGCGCAAAGATGTTTGCGGTGATTGCTGTTTGGTTGTGAAGAAAACGTGATTGCCAATTCGCATCTTTTGTTCAAGGCACTTTGTCCAGACTAAGCTGATGTCATGCCTGTGATACCACAGCACGTTTTCGTCGTTCATAGTATGAAGCCCACTTTTAAAGTTAAACAAGGCCCGCTGCGCGATAATGACCGCATCAGCCCATCTGTCCTGATCGTCGGGTATCCCCGCCCAACCATTTTGAGAAACAAAGCTGAACTGATACGGGTCTTTTACAACCGCGCAAACGTCATTAGGGAACAGGGGTGAGCCGACACGGTTCATGACCACTTCAGCCACTGCACGTTGGCCCTCAAGCGGCTCCCCACGGGCTTCGTGGTACACTGCAAGCGATAGACATAACTCAATCAGCATCAGGTTACAAAGGCTCCACGATTAAATAGGCGCGGGCTGTAGTCGCTAACGCTATCGTCCCCATCATCGTAATCATACGGCTCATCAATCGCGATGTCCTTAAACATATTGCGGCTGAATCTTTGATTTTGATAATTATACATTTCTTGCCATACGCCATTGCAGGCATGGTGATAGTCATCATCCTTGATGCTGTTTTTAAAGTTAGGATAATCCAGAGAGTTTATATAGTTCTGGACAACGCGGCTAACCTCGTTTCGCTTTATCCACGCCCGATAAGCATAATCTCTATTTGGCGTGTGTTTTGTTTTTGCTTCTGGAAACAATTCCTCTATCCCACCCTTAACGCGGGCGCGAACAAGTAATTTATCGCTGTTTGGTTGATTTTCGTCACTTACGATAGACAAAAAACATTTTGATGTAAAAATCCACATTTGCCTTTTTCTCCACTTGTGTTAATATTACGGTATGTAATATGCCAGAGGCATAAAGCAAAGTCAAGTCGGGATTGGCCCGCAGGTTCAAATCGGAGATTTGAGCGAAACTATATAAGAGCGCGGAGCGTTTTTTTTATGGCGTTAAAAAGCAAAATTGAGGACATATCTGAATTGCCAGAAGCGTTGGCAGAATTTTACACGCAGGCAGAAGGCGGCGGTTACGAACTTGCCGTTGAGGGTATGGTTTCCAAAAAGTCCTTAGATGAGTTTCGGGACACAAATATAAAATTACAAAAGGATTTGGCAAAGCTGTCAAAGACCTTTTCAAGTGTTGACTTGGACGAATACAAAAGTCTCAAGCAGCGTGAGCAAGCTGAAAAAGATCAGGAGTTGATTTCAGCGGGCAAGGTTGATGAATTGCTTTCGCAGCGCACAGAGCGTTTGCGTAGCGACCTTGAAGGCCAGATGAAGCAGTTTGAGGAACAGGCAAAAGACAGCGCAGCCCGTGCCGCCCGTGCGGAACAGGAGCGCGACAGCTATTTGATTAATACGCGCCTGCAACAGGCGGCAGCAACGGCGGGAGTTCGTGATACGGCTGTCCCTGATGTTTTGAACCGCGCACAAGCGGTTTGGCGTATTGATCCAGAATCAAAGGATTTGATGCCCATGCAGGGTGATCAAATTGTTTACGGGCGCAAGGGAACGGGGCCAATGTCTATGGACGAATGGTTTGGTTCCTTGGAAGAACAAGCCCCACATTTATTTAAATCGTCATCAGGCGGCGGCGCATCAGGCGGTGTCGGTGTTTCTGGTCGCAAGGTTTCGATTTACGATCAAAGAAGTTTGAACAATTCCCTAGAGGCGATTGCTGCGGGAAAAGTTCAGATTACCGAATGACGCATTGAGATAAGGCGTCGAGTTGGCTTCGGTGAGGCCAACTTCTCATCATAGGTCGGTGACCACCTAAGTCTCGGCGAGACTTTCTATCCCTTTATCTAAACCCAAGAGGAAACCATAGTCATGGCTAACACAATGACAAATATTATGCCGAAAATCCTCGCCAGAGGACTATTGGCACTCAGAGAACAGGCAATCATGCCTCGCGTTGTAAATTTGGATTACTCCAACGAAGCAGCGCAACGTGGCGACACGATTGATGTTCCTATCCCATCGGCGCTAACGGTTGCGGCGGTATCCCCGTCAAACACACCACCCGCCCCTGCGGATAGCAGCCCAACCAAAGTCCAAATCTCATTGGATCAATGGTATGAGGCTCAATTCCACATGACCGACAAGGAAATGGTCGAAGTGGATCGCAATGATCATTTTGTTCCAATGCAAATGAGCGAAGCAGTCAAAGCGCTTTCAAACAAAATCAACACAACCGTTCACTCTGCCTACACAGGGGTCTACGGTTTTGCGGGTACAGCGGGAACAACCCCGTTTGCTTCCGCAGTTGCAGCGGCTACTGACGCAAGGAAAGTGCTTAATCAGCAACTTTGCCCGCGCACAGATCGTCGCATGATCCTTGATTTTGACGCAGAAGCTAATGCGCTTGCATTGGACGCTTTTAACAACGTCAATCAAGTTGGCGGCACAGGCCCGAAAATTGACGGCGAAATTGGACGCAAGTTTGGTTTTGACCTCTATACCGACGATGCCATTGTTACCCACTCAGCGGGCGGCTCTGGTACACCGTTGGTCAACGGTGCTTTGTCAGCGGGCGCGACTTCTGTCGCAATCGACGGCATGTCAGGCACAAGCGGGCTTGTCGTGGGTGACATCATTATTTTTGCGGGTAACACCCAGACATATGCCGTTACAGCGGCCCCTGCCGCCTCGTCAGGCGCTCAAACGGTAACTGTTTCCCCATCCATCACGGGAACAATTGCTGACAACGCAGCGGTCACCGTCAAGGCCGACCACGTTGTGAACCTTGGCTTCCACCGTGATGCTTTCGCTCTTGCAATGCGTCCGCTTCAAGGCGCGACACAAGGCGATGGCTACGGCAACCAAATGGTTGCAATGACAGACCCGCTAACTGGTTTGTCGATGCGCCTTGAGGTTTCACGGCAGCACAAGCAAGTCGTTTACAGCCTCGACGCTCTTTGGGGCGTAAAACTGATCCGTCCAGAATTGGCGGTTCGGATCGCAGGCTAAAGGTTAACGGGGGCAGGGCAACTTGCCCCCTTAATCAAGGGAAAGCGATATGACAATTAAAGTTTATAAAAACGGCGACCACGCGATTATCGAAGAAAGCGATTTAAGCCGCTTCGAACAGTCGGGATGGTCAACAAAGAAAGAAAAAGTCTCAGCCTCAAAGCCTAAACGAGCGCGAAATGCTGATGGCACTTTAAAAGCAGATGACCCCAAGACCCCGCAGAATGAGGCGTGGGAGGGGGGGAAGACACCCAATAAGGCCAAGGCCAAAAAGAAGTAAACCCCGCGTCACGGGGCTTTGTAGCGCGTCTGTGAGGTAATTATGGCAATAGTTTTAACTGTTGAGGATGGAACGGGCCTTCACAACGCTAATGGATATGTCAGCGTCGATGATGCCAATACCTTCAACAATCAACGACCTTTCGCAACGGCTTGGTTGTCGGTTGGTTTGGAAGATAAAAAACGAGCGATTATTATGGCGACCCGCCTGCTTGATGAGCATATGGATTGGCACGGGCAAAGCAAAAAAAGCCACAATTTAAGTTTAGGGACAAATGATCGGCAATCTTTGAATTGGCCTAGATCGGGCGTGTCCGACCCCGATGGCTTCGCAATAGATCAAGATACGATGCCTGATTTTATAAAAGACGCGACAGCGGAGTTTGCGCGGTTTTTAGCGGGTGAGGATAGAACCCTCGACCCAAGCACATCAGGGTTTTCAAAAATTCAACTTGGTTCACTGAGCGTTGACATCGACGCAGAGGACAGATCGGGCGTTCTTCCTCGCGGGGTAATGCACATCGTTGCGCCATACGGCAACCCAAGGTTTCGTGGATCAGCAAAGTTGGTGAGGGTTTAAAATGAGCGCGGGAACAGCAAATCTATTGTGCGAACAGGGCGCAACTTTTGAACGGACATTAACGTGGAAAGATGCTAACGGAACTGCGATTGACATAACAAATTACGAAGCGCGAATGGATGTCCGCTTTGCTGCCACAAAAGAAGCTGATTTGGTTATATCGCTGACTTTTGCAAATAGCAGAATTTCGCGGGTCGCTCCAAATGCAAACGGAAAATTCAAGTTATTGATCTCGGCAACAGATACCACTGCCCTTACTCCTTCCACATATTTTTATGATTTAGAGGTTTATTCTTCTGATGGCTCAAGCCCTCAAATTGTTCAACGCTTACTGAAGGGCAAATTCACGGTGGAGGCAGAGGTGACAGGATGAGTGATAATATTGTTATCGACAACACTGCCAATACGGTTGTTGTATCTGACACAGAAATAACAGTTACAGATGTTGGAGTAACTGGCCCGCAGGGGCCACAAGGCCCGCAAGGAATTCAGGGCGTAGCGGGCGCGAATGGCTCTGATTTGGATTGGACTACTGATCAGGGTTCAAATAATATCCACGCAAATAATTATATTAATACCACCTACTCGCCTGCAACAACTTCTGCCGATGGGCTTTTGTCATCTTCGGATAAAACAAAATTAAATGGGATCGAAGCCAACGCATCTTCGGATCAAACAGATGCTGAAATTAGGGCCGCAGTAGAAGCTGCCACCGATAGCAACGTATTTACTGATGCCGATCACACTAAATTAGCGGGCATTGACACAGGCGCTAACAACTACACCCTTCCCGCCGCTACATCGTCAACGCTTGGCGGCGTAAAGCAAGGGACAAACATCACCATTTCTGCCGATGGCACTATATCATCAACTGCCAGTGGCGGTGGCGGCTCATCATCGCTGACCGTCCAAGACGAGGGTTCGTCACTATCAACCGCTGCAACGACTTTGAATTTTACTGGCAATGGTGTTGTGGCAAGCGGAACGGGCGCGACCAAAACCATCAATGTAACCGATACGGACACGACCTACACCGATGCAACCACATCGGCTTCTGGGCTTATGTCTGCCTCTGATAAAACAAAACTTGATGGTGTTGAGGCAAACTCAACCGCAGATCAAACCGATGCGGAAATTCGGGCGGCGGTAGAGGCTGCAAGCGACAGTAATGTTTTCACAGATGCCGATCATGCAAAGCTAAACGCAATAGAGGCTTCAGCGGACGTTACAGACACAACAAATGTTGTCGCCGCATTGACTGCGGGAACAAATGTTTCCATTGCTAATGATGGCACAATTTCAGCAACCGATACGAATACGACCTACACATCATCTAGCTTTAATCACGATGATTTAACGGGTTTTGTCGCAAATGAGCATATCGATTGGACCGCATCAGGTGCGGGATCTATCCATCTAACAAACTTGCCCGCGACTGCCTTGACAACGGTTCAGACCGCTTCAAGCCAAAGTGCAATGTTAGCTTTGACAACTGAGGAAGGCGATGTCGTTGTAAGGTCGGATGAGAACAAGACTTATATGCACAACGGCGGGTCAGCGGGAAATATGTCTGACTTTACTGTTTTGGCTACACCAACTGATGCTGTTACAAGCGTGGATGGCGCAACGGGCGCAATAACATTAAACCACGACACATTAACGGGCTTCGTGGCAAACGAACACATTGATTGGACCACGGATCAGGGTTCGACGAACCTTCATGCGGGGAATTATGTAAATACGACCTACTCCGTTGGTGATGGTGGCCTCACACAAAACAACTTTACCAACACTTTGAAAACTAAATTAGACGGCATTGAGACTGCCGCAACGGCAGATCAAACGGCGGCTGAGATTAGGGCGCTAGTTGAGAGCGCGACTGACAGTAATATCTTTACGGATGCTGACCACACAAAATTAAACGCCATAGAGGCAAGCGCTACAGCCGATCAAACTGCAAGTGAAATCGAGGCAGTCGTAAATCATGATAATTTGCAGGGCTTTGTTGCAAATGAACACATAGATTGGGCATCTGACCAAGGTTCAACAGACATCCATTCAGGAAACTACACGAACACAACTTATAGCGTGGGTGACGGTGGTCTAACGACTAATGATTTTACTAATGCAGACCACACAAAACTAGATGGCATCGCTTCTAGCGCCAACAACTACGTCCACCCAAATCACAGCGGTGAGGTCACTAGTACAGCTGACGGCGCTACAGTTATAGCTGACAATGTGGTGGACGAAGCTAACTTAAAGGTCAGCAACTCGCCAACCAACGGCTATGTATTGACTGCGCAATCAGGTAATACTGGTGGTTTGACTTGGGCGGCTGCAAGCGGTGGATCAAGTATAGGTGGCGCAACAGGCGTTGTGTTTGATGATAATGTTAAAGTAAAATTTGGCTCTAGCGGAGGTAACGAGCTAGAAATTTATACTGACGGCACTGCCAGTTATATTACTGAAAGTGGGTCAAGCCATTTAAATATTCAAGGCCAAGAGATTAAGTTTAAAAATGCTTCTGGAACAAGTTTGATGACTTTATCTGCCTCTCAAATGGAGGTGTTTCATTCTGGAAGTAAAAAATTAGAAACTTATACGGGCGGCATTCAAACGACAGGCACAGTAAATGTAAACAATAGCTACACCCTACCCACATCAGATGGTTCTGCAAATCAGGTGCTGACAGCAGCAGGGGATGGCTCGACAAGTTGGGCGGCTGCAAGTGGGGGCGGTGGTGGAGACCCTGATCTCTATCGTGACAACGCTTCCTCTGCTACTACTCCTGTGGCGAGTGGGACAAATGCCGTGGCTATGGGAGATACAGCCGTAGCTTCTGGTGATAATGCTTTCGCATTGGGAAATGATACTGACGCAACTGGATTAAATTCTTTGGCTCTTGGAAAAGGAGCGCAAGCGGTTTCCACCAGATGTATAGCGATTGGGTTAAATTCCTCTGCCTCGGCAGACAGGGCAATCACTATTGGTAATAATGGCAATGTTGCTACTGCAACCTATGCAACTTCAATAGGCAGTGGGTCAAATGGTA